TTGTTGGGTGATTTGCGGAACATAGGGCGCCTCGATTGTTTGTGTTGGAAACATTATCTGCTTGATAATGTGCATACATAGGTTGTATCTATCTTGCGTTGTTATCTCTTGCTTTGTTATCTTTGCCTGTATTGATAGCGTTTGCATCTTGTCTCCTTTCATAGAGGTTATAGGCATTTGTATTTTTGTAGCATAAGACCAATGAAACTGTGCTTATCTACATTTTTGAGTCGGTCTTTATCCATCAATGAGCCATACATATGCACTGCGTGGCTGTCCTCAGATTGTCTGAGTATTGATGAAGTATGTTGGGGTAGAAGAAATTTGTACGATTCCTCTGTAAGTACTGGGTAGAATGCGTACTTAGGTAGAGCGTACTTAGATATGTCATACTGATAGACCATATCGGTAAACAACACGGGTCCGTAATTAATCGGGATTCCTTTAGGAGCAAACCACTGTAAATCATTGTGGTTGCCAATCAATGTAGTCTCATACATCTGCTTGAGAACATCGCTATCTCGTGGCAGTTTTAGTACAGCTGTGTTGTAACGCAAACCATAGCCATACTCGTTTGTGTTCTCCAATGAAAACACATAGTCGGTGGGAAAATGCCAATCCTCTTTCATACACACCATATCCATATCAACCCAGATATGATCAGTCTCCATCAGCAACTTGTATCTAAACAGGTCAGAAAATGGCTGCCATATCTCGTTCTTACCGAATATATGAGAGGCATTTAACACCTCGTTAGCATCTATTACGATAGTTCCTTTGGGCACTGTAACGCTGGTGTCGTAGGTGTATAGCGTGAAGGTATGTTTGTGTTGGAGGAACGATGCGATGGTAAGCCGGCCAATCTGATTTATCTCAGAGCCATACCACATCGATGCTACATCAGCCATTGTAATCCTTTCGTGTAGGGATAAAAATGGGCGGGTGAAGGCTCCCTCAAACCTCCACCCGCCTGTGTCTGCGCATCTTGCAGACCTCTCAGATAAAACTAATCCTCAACACTCTTGAGGGTCTGGTGAATAAGTGCTACCTGTATGCGTAGCACACCGATCTCTGCTAGTGTCTTGATACAGAACTCTTCGAGTTCATCAAGTGCTTTCATTACTTCATCCATTGACGCGGGTTCTCCTTTCATCTCGTAGTGCTACCTGTAGACGGCGTACTTCTCTAGTCAGTCTGATGTTCTCACGCCAGAATAGACACATGACTGTTACTGAACCAAGCAAGGCAATCATTATGCCAAGCGTTGTACCATTATCTAGTACCATTATGCTACCTTTCTGTTAGTTGTTGGGTATGGAGCCGGACTTACATAGCCTCTGCCATCACGCCACTCACCAGCCCATACACCATAGAGACCAACAGTCTCATTGGAGTACTTACGGCAAGCATCTAGCATAGGACACTTAGCACACAGGGCTTTAGCCTGTGCTATTGGTTCTTTAAAGTTCCCCCAACCATCAGGGAAGAAAAGGTCGGGATCAACTTTGGCACATAATTGAGTGCCATCAAAGGGATTACACATAGCACTATCCTTTCTTAGATAGGGTTAGTCTTGCATCTGTATCTGCTTTAGACCAGATGTGATAGCAGGGATAGCAGAGGATGTGTGCCTCATAGGCAATAGCATCATCTATCTGTGCCTTACAGTCATAACACTTCATGCGTGTTCCTTTCGCGGGTAGAAATTGGGCGGGGAAACTTACTTGTTACTCATCTTACAAGGCTTACACACATAAGCACCTGTAGATAGAGAGAAGAGGAAGATAGCCTGTGAAGGATAGGAATACTCCTTACAGACAGAACAGCACAGCCTTGCTTGTACAGACATACAGCCTCCAATGTTTGTGTTGAAGCACTCTCCAGATAGAGAGTGAGAGAGACACAAGGAGCAGAGACCATACACGCTCACTAAGAAGCCTCAGTCATAAGTCTTGTGTCTCCATCACTTGCTACCTGATAATTCTTTGCAGTAACACTCTATGTAGCCACACTTGGGACAAGTAGGGCATACGCAATGCTTGTGTGTATGACCACAGTCACACAGTTCTTTACTCATAGGCACTCCTTTCTTACCTGATAATAGAGCCCACCCCAAGCCCATAGCCTGGTCGCACTCTCAATGATAATAGTTCGTGGCGAGTAGTAGCCTGAATAGACTCCCAACTCCCAATGATGAGAGTTGAGAGCCTATTCTTAGCAGGACACCGAATCGTTAGGGGTTCTCGCTCTGGGAGAGAGTGTTCATCTTGTGTCGCTGCACAAGTATTACTAACTAGGTATCTCCCCATCTACGACCATAGTTATCTATGGGCATAGAAAAGGACAGGGGGCAGACATAAGCCCACCCCCTGCTCTCTTGCAACAGGCTTACGCGTTGATTAGTTCGGGTTCGCTCTGTGTGATGGTAACTGCTTTCGTTACCTTTTGCGCTTCGTACTTGGTAATCCAAGCCTTGATGCGCGATACAGCCTCGTCAGCGTCAATAGACTTGACGATGTCTGCTTGATGTGCTTCCAACTTGTCGGCAACGCTGATGGCAAGGGTCTTAGTCTTGTCCCCAGAGGCAATTGCTTCCTTGTTTTTGCGTAGTGCTGCCGCTTCCATACGGGCAACAGCCTTCTCGTACGCCTTCAGTACCGAGGCGAAGGTTGCGCCTTCTGACTTGAGTTCCTTCTCAAGTGCAGAGGTTACCTTGCCCAAGTCAGACATACCGAATAGGACATCAACCTCTGTCTGCTTCTTCTTGGCGTTGGTTGGGATAGACCCACCAAACTTAGCCAACAGGAAGCCTGCATAGGCTAGACGCTTCTGAGCCTCAACCTTGAGAGTGAAATCCCAAGGAGACTTGTCAGTCTGAGCGAACAGACCTGCCATCTTATTAAAACGGCGGGTTGTAGCGTCTTTAGATGTACCTTCTTCTAGAAGGACTTGCTCTATCTGCTGTGAGATAGGTAGGGTTGTAGACATTTGTCTACCTCTCTACTAGGGTACTACCTAGGCACTCTGCCTAGTCCGATAGGGTAGAGGTGTTATCCCCTACCCCACCAGACCAGACAGAGCGATAGCCCCTAACTAATCTCTCGCTTTCCTAGCGATACCTGAATTATAAAAAATACTTTAGTCGCTTTTGTACCCCCCGACGGTTAAGTCTTGCTTGTTACAAATGTCCGCCAGGTAACGCGAGTGGTTGGGTGTATTTTGAGCTACACAGTGGCCTTACAAATGTCCGAATTGTGACAATTGTCATAGTTGGGGAAAATTTATGCGGGAAACCGGGAAACTATGATCATAGAGAGGAGGTAAAAAATTTAAAAGGGTACATTTAGAGCGATACAGTGGCTAAATGTGGTAGAATATTACTTAGAGGAGCTCAAATGAGTCCTCTTTTAACTAATTTATCGTCTAAGGAGATAAAAATGGCTAATATGCCTATGCAAGGAAACAATAAAGACCAACATTTGGATCGTTACACTGATCCATTCGGACCAAAGAGTCCAAAAGAGTGGGGTCATTACCCTAAGATCACAAAATCAGAGGTAGTTACAATCAATTCGCTCTTTCCTCAGTTCAATCGATGGGCAATTGGTTTCGATGACCTATTTGACACCTTCAATACTGTAAGTCAATCTACAAAAACTAGCGGGTATCCTCCATACAACATTTTTAAATATAAGGACAATTACGTCCTAGAGGTCGCTGTAGCAGGCTTTGGTAAGGAAGATATCACTGTCACGGTAAAAGAGCTCACACTGACCGTAGAAGGCGTTAAACTGCCATCTGTGGACGAGTATGTGCACAAGGGAATTGCAAATCGTGACTTCAAGCAAGAGTTCGTTCTTGCAGAGTATGTAGTCGTAAAGAATGCAGAACTCAAGGATGGCATGTTACGGATCACTCTAGAACAAGAGCTACCCGAGGAGAAGAAGCCAAAGGTAATCACTATCTCATAATGTGATAGTATTTACTCCTGGACATGAGTATAAACTGTCCATTATTGATCTTTAGCTCAGCGGCAGAGCCCTCGACTGTTAATCGAGTTGTCCCTGGTTCGAATCCAGGAAGATCAGCGCTGTACACACACCAAAAGCTGCCCGTCGAAAGTTTGGAAATTATGGAACAAGAAGGATTGATGTTGAATGTGCTCTGCTTCAATTGTGGAGTTATGTTTAAAGTAGAGGTAGGAACTAAGAACCCAACTGCTAGATGCAAGGAGTGCCAAGACTAATGCCAATGTATGATTACCGATGTGATAAGTGCGGTATACAAGTGGAGTTTGAAAAGTCAATCCACGAGGAGTCTTCTCCTATGTGTATTGGGTGTAGCACAAATATGTCCCGCGTCTGGTCAGCCACACCCGCTCACTTTAAAGGTGGCGGTTGGGCTGGCAAGGAGTAAGATTACTCCATGAGCATGAATGTACCTGATGGTTACTACAGAGGTAGAAATGGACGCATCTATCCTAAGAAGCGTGATTCCCTTTTAGATAGAACTGCCGCTGCCCTTGAAGCACGCTCTCGCAACGACGGCATGGCTGCATACACATCTACTACATTTACAGATCCTGATTTTGGAGTTGGCTACGATGTAATCGACCCAGCACCTTCACGAGACCTAGGTCGATCTAGAGCTCAGAAGATAGGCTATAACGCTGATGTGCAGTATTTGGTCATTAAAATGCGCGATGACACACTTGTGGGTTATCGAGGAGTTACTCAGGACGAGTGGGATCAGTTAGGAAGCTTTGCCTCTACAACTGACTATATAGATAACGTTTTGTATCGTTACACTGGCGGTAATTGGGACAAGGTTACCGGAACCCCTCCTCAAAGTAACGAACAAAGCTTTGGGCAAGGTACTATAGATTAGTCTGCTATCCTATAGCCATACCAAGAGAGGGTGATCATGACTACGCTTGCTGCTATACAGGGTGATGGCTGGACCGTAATCGGATGCGATAGTCGTGCCTCGGATGAAGATGGTCGCTATATGGATTTAGCAACACCAAAAATTATTAATAACAACGGTGTACTGATAGCAGTCTCTGGTGCATCTCGTGGTGGAAATATTACACAGTTTGGTTGGAAACCACCAAAGCCACGTCTTACAGATAACTTAGATACGTTTATGACTAAAACTTTTATTCCTTCAATGCGTAAAGCATTTCAAGATGCCGGCTTTGAAGGTAAGGAAGATGGGGACGCAGCATTTCACGACTCTAACCTTCTAGTATCGGTTCGTGGTGTTATCTACCCGATCTTTAATGATTACTCTTGGGATAGAGAAGCCCGCCGCGTTTATTACGCAGGTAGCGGTGGAGATATTGCTTTGGGTGCTTTAGAGGCTCTTAACTATGAAAAGGCAACTACCCCAGAGGCCGCAGAAAAAATTCTACGGAAAGCTATTGAGGCTGCAATAAAGCACGATATCTATTCTGGCGGTAAGATCATTACACAGGTACAAGAGGCCTAATTTCTGTCATCATTGGTCAGTCCAACCCCGGACACTCACATTGATCAAGTGAAGGAATATAAATGGCAACAAATAATAATGGAAACTTGTTGGATTCATCCGGCAACGTATTCGTAGATTTCGTATGGGGAAATTTCCCTATGCAACCAAATGATGACCGCACAGACGGAACAGCTGTTGAAGTAGTTGCAAACAACGCTTCAGGTAATTACGCATGGACTGGACACTCAGTTTACCCAAGTGCACGTCTTAACGCAGCTCTTGACAGCCACGCAATTGCAGAAGCAGAATGGGCTGGATATCCAGCATTCGTAGCTGCAGCAGGTAACTATATTGTTACAGCAGTTTCAGGTGACGGCACAACAGTCTCATACACATCACAAAACCAGCTTGCAGCAGGAGACGTTGTAAATATTACAGGCCTTACAGCTTCAGCTTACAACCTATCTTCAGCTACAGTCGCTACAGCTAACAAGCTTGGCTTCACAGTAACTAACTCAGCTAACGCTGGTTTGATTACAGGACAGTACGGTAAGGTTCAGTCAACAACTGCTCTTTCAGCAGCTGATGGCGCAGGAATTGCTTACATCAACGTACCTTCAGTAGTTGGTGCAACAACAGCAGTAGCTCTTGATCTTCTTAAGGATGCAGGTTACGAAGCAGCTAGCATTACAACAGCAACAGCAGCTACAAACGCAGCTTCAACAATCACAGCAGTTTCACGCACAGGTACAACAGCAACAATCACCTCAACAGGTGCTGGTGCAAAGTACCCAGTTGGAACAAAGATTACAGTTGCAAGCCTTGTATCACCAGATACCGCACTTAACGGTACTTGGACAGTTACAGCTACAGCTACAAACACAGTGTCATTTACAACAACAACTTCTGGAGCACTTTCAACAACAGGTCTTTCTGTTGCTGGTCTCACAGGTGTTGCTGGAACAATCAAGACACAGTCAGTTGCAGCTAATACAGGTTCAGTGGCAACAACAGCAACAATCACAATTACACCGTTTGCAACAGCTTCATAAGCTTAAAGCAAATAAAAGAGCCGGGAGTTCACGCTCCCGGCTTTTTGCTTTAGTGAGACAATAATTCTATGACTCAGGTAATAGAGGCTTCAAAGCAGGTGGAAGAGGGACGGGTTCAGTGTGACCAGTGCTCGGCTAGGGCAATGTGCGGGGTAGAGCTGCCGTATGGGTACCTATCTTTCTGCCAACATCACTATAATAAGAACGCCCAAGCGCTTACAAACCAGGGTGGAGTTGCTAGAATTCTGGACATATACGATAAAGAAACGGATTCCTTATGAGAAACATGAATCAGAACGTTACTCAAGCAGGTTCAGGTGGGGCTGCTGACTTGGTGGGCATGGTCCTGCAACAATGGCAACGTAAAAAGGATATCGATTATCGTTGGGGACGAGACAACCAGATCATAGAGAGAAAGCACCAACTGAATATGGAGCGCGATAGGGTTGGGATGCTTAACGATATCATGGCCGAAGGAACAAAAGGCGCATTTAAAAGTTATTACGATGAACTTAAAGACAATAGAGTTCATGGACAAAAAATTGGTCAAATACAAGAAGAAGCTAATCAAACCCGTCAAACCCGCGAACATAAGGATAATCAAGATATCTCACTTGGTGAAAGATTAACTAGAGGTCTTTATGAGAACTCTCAAGATCCTTCTAAAGGAATTTCTCCAGTAACATCTATCAACATGCAAAATGTTGGACCTCTACTTGCAGGCCACCCTAACTTAGGAATACCAGAAAAAGATAAAAAGACTAAAGCAGGAGAAAATCCTGCTGCCGATGCTGGTACACCTACTGGCGGTAAAAAACCAAAAACTAAGGTTGCACCTATTGCTCCTAAGACAGGAACAGCTGCTAAAGCTGATAGCGGTTTTGCACAAGCGGAGCTACCTTTTGATAACAATCAAATGGAGATACCTTTTGGTAAGCCAAGTGCAAAGAAGAAGAAAATAACACAGGCAGATGCAGATTTTGTAGTTAATCCACAAGGAACTGCTGAGGTTGTCGGTGCAGATGGTGTTACGCCTGCAAAGATTAAAAAGCCAAGTGCAAAGAAAGTATCTACTGGTGGTGGAGTAACCGAAATTCGTAATCCAAAACTTGAAACAGGAAAGAGGGGCGCATAATGGCTACTAGAAAAAAGGCTGCACCAAAGCCAAAGAAGAAGATTGCAAAAGAAGATATAGACGTTGCAAAAAATTTAGGTGTAGATGTTTCAGAGGATGTAAAGCCTGCTAAAGTAGACCGTAAAAAGTTTCGTGCTGTTAAAGAGGCAGCTGAAATTGGTGGAGCACTTGGAGCAGAAGATAGAGCTGCTGTACAGGAGAAGCGTCGTTATCACTCTACTCTAGCAACCGGTGCACTACTTAGTGGTGTTACTGGAGCAGAAGTTCGTGCAGATCGTGAAGCCACTCGTTCAGCAGCAGCAGACGCGGAACGAGCTAGAAGCGAAGAGTACTTGCAAAGTAAATCGCCGGATGCAGATTCTATGCCAAGCGTTGAACTTACACCTGATGAGTTAAATCGTCGTTACTCTGATCAAGGTAAGTTTCCTTTAAGTAGTACAAAAGGTCCAGATCCTGAACAGCAAATTCGAGATGCTATGAAAGAATCAGGCCAAAAACGCCTTGGCACACCTATTATTGATGACATTACCGAAACTCCAGAACCTACAGCAGAAGATCGTGAAGCTCGTGCTTTGCAAACAGCAGCTCGTTTTGAAAGAATTCATAAAGCCGCAATTGATGCGTCACAGCGTCACAGTAGCGCAAATATAAAGCTTGCTGAAGAACAAAAGCGTCGTGCTGGTTTAGGTATTCCTGTACAAGGAGATTTAGGCGCTGCTACAGGTGCTGCGCTATCTGCACTTCCACGTCAAGAAGCCCCTACTTACCAGCAAACATTAGCTGAAGGTACTCAAGAACGTCGCGCAAATAAGCTTGAAAAAGCTAAGCCTGTAATTGCTAAAGCAACAGGAAAAAACATTGACGATATTGGGTACGCTGGTGATGAAGAGTACGTTGTTGATGAAAACTCTGGTCGTACAGACAGTATTAATGCTCACGCTTTACGTATGGCTCAACGTGACTGGGACAAGTCTAAGCTAACAGGTAGAGATGTAAACGGCATCGGTGCTACCAGAAAACGCTCTGCTATTGTAAACGGCAAAGAAACATTGCTTGATGAGCCCCGTCCACGCCCTGAAAAAATTGAAGATATTTATGATACAGCTCACCGAGGAATAGCGTTTCAAGCTCGTCACCTTGGTTTAACTGAAGAGCAGATTCTAGGTGCATCCTCAAATCAACGCCGAAGCTATGAATCAAAAGCAAATACTCTCATGGAAGTTGCTAAAGAAAAAGCCGGCTCACTGCGAAACATTAATGTGGCAAATGAAGTTCAACCTCATCATAAAGGTTGGGAAGATGAAAACGGCAATCTTCATAAGTTTGTTTTTGAAAAGGGTGGGAAAGTTTCACCTATGTCTTTACCTTCTGATTTTACTCGTACCGCTACTCCTATTAATGCTGTAGCTGATCCTGAATACGACACAGAAAATCTTATGGGTGCCTCTCAGGTAGAGGACGCTGACGCAGATAGGTCCACATCTACAAAGATGAGACCAGGAAAGCCTGTTAGCGGAGGATTAGAGTACGGTGAGCGTGCTGGTCTACAAGGAGCTGTTTCAAGCCATGAAGGTTGGACACTGCACACAGATGATGTTTGGCGTAAGATTGCGCACCCTATTCCTAAAGAAGCTAGAATCCACGTAGCCGACAAAGTTGCTGGTCGAGTTGTTCTTGAGCAAGAATCTAGAGCTAAGAAAAGCTCTTCTAAAAGTCAGCGTGCTCTTATTAAATCAGTTGCAGGTGAAGGTGCACCAATTGACCGTACAAATACTGGCGGTCGTGGCGGCAATAAGAACCTTTCTCCTTTCCATACAGTTACTGGTCCTGCATACGATGCTACTGGAACATCAGATTTTGACCCAGAAACAAGCACAAATCCAAAACCTCCTTCAATCTCTACGCGTGTTCTTGTAAGTAACCGCGGAAAGAATGCAGAATTTGATGATATTCGTGAAGCACTTGCATCAAAGAAGATTAAGCCTGAACAAGCATCTGCGCTTAATCCTAATTGGGATCGTGAAAATAACAAGTTTGTTATGCCACAGACTGGTGAAAGATCTCGTGAAGACATGACGCGCTCAGAAAAGATTGCGGATACTAAAAAACGTAAATCTGCGATGGATGAAGCTAATGCTAAGGCTGCTAAACAGCCTACTGCAGCGCAATACCGCTCAAAGCAATTTGTTGAAGCACGACCACTTTCGTTAAGTAAAGATGATCTTGTTGAAAGAGGGCAGTACAACATGGATCGTGGAGACCGGGATGAGGCAAAAGGAAGAGTTCTTTCTTCTGCTTATACTAAGGCAGCTACTGATATAGCATCTGAACGAAACTTCCGTGGCCATGAACGTGGTGAAACAGAGTTAGTAGGCGGGGTCTATGAAGGTTATGAGGATCTGGGCTACAGTCTTAAGCGAGAAAAAACTACCGGACCTCGTACAACTAAGGTTATGGCAGATGAGCGCGGTCCCATAAAAGAAGGCGAAATTGTACACCGTATGGTTCAAAGTGCGGTTGCATCACAAGCACTTCCTGAGAGGGACGATGTTCGTGACGCACTTAAAGATGGGCACATTACATCAGAAGAAGCTAAAAATCTTCGTACTCTAGATCAGTTCAGTAAGTATCGCACTCAAACAGCTGCAGGTCCAGTACCACAAGCAAAAGATATGAGCGACATTAAATATTCTCGACTATATGAACCTGTTACAGCTCGGGAAGCTTCAGTTGAGCGTCCTGGTCATAAGACACAGTTTACGGAGCAACCAGCGCAATTAAATGATATTAAAGAAGCTATCCGTTCAAAGAATATCTCTGCTGCAGAAGGAAAAGATCTTTGGGAGTCTAATCCAGCAAGCGCCACACCAAAGCCTTCTAGAAAGAAGAAAGCTGCTGCACCTGCAAAGGTTTCAGCGCAACTTCGTTCATATATCGGTTCTTATGCAGATATCAAGGCTGAAGATCTTCCAAAGATTCGTGGTCAGCAAGGTAGCGTTAAGGAAGGTTCTGGACGTGAATTTGGTAATTGGCAGAATCAGCCGGATAGAATTATTCAGCACGACTTTAAGCCTGGCGATATGATTTCTCACTCCACACACGGTGTTGGTAGAGTGTCTCGTATTATTGAAGCAGGGTCTATCCTTCCTGGTACAGAAACTACTAGTCGTAGTGGTAAACTTAAGAAGGGCACTGGAACACAGGTTACTGAGCGACATGCAGAGATTAACTTTGGTAATGGAAATATTCAGCACCTTCCTCTTACTGAAAATCTTTCTTCACGTCAAAGAGAAGCAGTATCTGAAGTTACTCCTGCCTCAACCCCTGGTTTTGGTGGAGACATTAAGACTAGAGGACGTCTAGGACAGAAGGCTACTGAAAAGCCTATGAAGGTTGCCCCTTCAATGCAACTGTTAAAAGAAACAGATCTTAAGTAATGTCTAAGACAGAGATCTTCCTTTCTTACTACCCAAAAGGTCAGAAGCAGGCCCCAAACCTACGCAATCGCGCTAGAGAAGCTGCTGTATACTTAACTGGGTTAGAACCTGATGTTCCAGATGAGAACGAAGTTCTTACTGCAAACAGGTTTGGAAGATCTTCAGGGAGCAATAACTAATGGGACGTAGAAAACCTAAGGGTATTAAACCAGCAACAGGGCTGCAGAAGCTTGTTGCTGAATCTCCTTTTGTATGGAACGAGTACCGTTATGGACATGACTGGGATTGCCCAAAGTGTGGTGAACGAGTATTTAACTCTAACTACAAAGGTCGGTTAAAGCTTTCACAGTTTGCGGCAAATAATGATACACGCGGGATCAGTCAAAAATCTCAAGAGCATTTATCTCGTGGCTGCGCTGCTGCACAACGTTTACCAGAACGTAAAGATTTGGATAATTGATGGGTACAAACTACTGCAAAAAATGTGACCATGAGATGGATATTACAGTTTGTGTATCTAACTTGTGCCGTTGCGTTTGCACAACGAATGGAGAGGCATAATGGCTAAAACAGCTGCGTGGCAACGTAAAGAAGGGCAGAACCCTAACGGCGGACTTAACGCCAAAGGAAGAGCTTCTGCTAAAAAAGAAGGACATAATCTTAAGCCCCCTGTAAAAAAGGAAGAGGCTGCTAAGTCTGAGAAGTCTGCTGCACGTCGTAAGTCATACTGTGCACGTTCTGCTGGACAAGCTAAGAAGTTTCCTAAAGCTGCCAAGGATCCCAACAGTCGTTTAAATAAAGCAAGAAGGGCATGGGATTGCTAGTGGCTACAAAGGGTCCTTGCTGGGATGGTTATGTACAGGTTGGTATGAAGATGAAGGGTGGCAAAAAAGTCCCTAATTGTGTACCAGAAGGTTCAGGCAAAGATAAAGTTAAGAAGCCAGTTAAGAAAGCTAAAAAATAATGGCGACTAAGAAAAAAGAAGTAGCTGGCGGTAAAGAGTACAAAGGCTCTGCTGCTAATGGCGGACGTAAGATTATTGTTGAACACTACAAGGACTCTAGTGGTAAGTGGCACACTACATCTAAGAATGCTGCCAAGGCTAAGTATGAGAAGAAGCACGGAAAGCTACCTAAGGGCACAGATGTTGACCACAAAGATAACAACCATGACAACGACAGTTCTAGTAATCTTAGGCCATTAAAGCACGGCAAGAATACCGCTAAAGAGAATAAGCGTAGAGCGGGGAAGAAGTAATGGCAAGAATGGATGAGTTTGCGTTAGGAAATCAAACTTTTGGTAGTACTCTTCCATTTAAATCTACTGCTCCAGGTATGAACATAGATACGCACAGTAGTACAAGCTCAGGGGCTACATCAGCTAACAAACAGCCTGGCTCTAGTATTAACATGAACACTCTTGGTAAGATGCCTACTTACACCCCACCACCTGCAGGATCTATGGTCAAATCAGTTTCTGCTCCTAAACTAGGTGGGGGCATGAGAATGGGTTCATTTATGCTAGGTGGTGGCGGAGGTATGGGATTGGGAAGAATTGATTAATAAAAAAGGCCCCAGTTACGGGGCCTTTTCTATTTACTTAGGAAAGTCATCCAACCAGTCAGTAACTGCTGATTCGGAACTTGTACCGTCATATGCATTTGGTCCTAGACCCCAAGACCCAAAGTCTTTTCCACGATTAGTCATGTAGAAAGCTGCTTGAGCATTTGTCACTGGGTCTAACAGTTCAGCATTAGATTTAATACCAAATTTTTCTCTTCGGACTTCTCCTAGGCTTCCCAGCATATTGATCTGGAACAACCCGTAGGAGTTGTCTCCTGTTGAGGACGTTTTATTGTGGGAATTGGAGTTACCCCTAGATTCTCGCATAACTACCGCCCAAGCCAACTTTAGGGAGTAACCCTTAAAGCCGACTAGTTCAAGCATGTCTGCAAGGTCCGTAGGACTAAACTTTGTCATTTCCCGATACTTATCTAGAGGATCAACTACCT